ACTGAAACTCGTGTTAAACTTTTAGGTGCTATAGATGTACTAGATCAAATTGAAGAAAGCAAACTACAAGATGTTGAAGAAGCATCTGAAGAAGATCCAGAAACAGAAACAGCAGAGGAATAATGAAATTCTTCGAGTCAGAAATAGTTCAAGAAGAACTGGAAGAAATTAACCAGTTACAACAAGAACTCTATGGTAAAATGATGAATATGCAATCACTATCTCGTGAAGAGAGAGTAGATCATATTGATAATTTGAAACTTCTACTTGAAAAACAACGTGTAATGTATACACGTTTATCTCTTTCTGAAGATCCTGAAGCAGTTAAACTTAAGAAACAACTAGAGCAATCAGTTGTTATGATGGGTTTTCCTGCTGGAACTGATATGCAAATTCTTTTTGATGGTATGAAAGGTACTATTGAAAATCTTGAAAGTCGTATTGACATCTAAGTCATTTCTTGTTATAATCTAAACATCCAACGAATCCAATTTATCCGAGGTATCCAAATGTCTTTCGCAGACTTAAAAAAGCAATCTAAGCTTGGCTCTTTAACATCTAAACTAGTTAAAGAAGTTGAGAAGATGAACAACACAGGCGGTTCTACTGATGACCGCATATGGAAACTAGACGTAGACAAAAGTGGCAATGGATATGCCGTCATACGTTTTCTTCCTGCTCCCAATGGTGAGGATCTACCATTTGTAAAACTATACTCCCATGCTTTCCAAGGGCCTGGTGGTTGGTACATAGAGAATTCTCTGACTACACTAGGTCAGAAGGATCCTGTCTCTGAGTATAATACTACTCTTTGGAATAACGGCACTGATGCTGGAAAAGAAACTGCTCGTAAGCAGAAGCGTAAACTGACTTATGTTGCTAACATCTATGTCGTAAAGGATCCAGCAAATCCTGAAAATGAAGGTGGAGTTTTCCTTTATAAGTTCGGTAAAAAGATCTTTGATAAGATCACTGCTGCAATGCAACCTGAATTTGAAGATGAGGAAGCAATTGATCCATTTGATTTCTGGCAAGGTGCTAACTTCAAGTTGAAGGCAAAGAACGTTGCTGGTTACAGAAACTATGACTCTTCTGAGTTTGCTGCTCAAAGTCCTCTACTAGATGACGATGATGCACTAGAAGCACTCTGGAAGAAGCAAAATTCTCTTCAAGAGTTTGTTGCTGCTGATCAGTTCAAGTCTTATGATGAACTTAAGAAGCGTCTTGAGTATGTACTTGGTAACAAGGCACGTCCAGTTGTTGCTGATGAATCTTTTGAAGATGAAAGCGAAGGTCGTGGTTCAGCAGAAGAATTAGTTACTGCTGCTGTATCTGCTCCTGTTAAATCTACTGCTACAGCAGATGATGACGATGATGCACTATCATACTTTGCTAAACTAGCACAAGAATAATCAAAGGGCAATGTCAATAAGTCCCCCCGCATAGGGCCTCCAGTAAGGAGGATATAAAGACTCCTTCGGGAGTCTTTTTTTATGGCATCGTTATTTCTAAATTCTCTGTTTTTATAGTACCTTCATCAAGGAACTGTGATGAATGACCATAAACCATTATCTCTCTCATATCATTAACAAACTGCTGTAGATATCCTTGTCTTAGTAAATATACACCTCTCTTTTTATCATTTTCACGTACTTCATATTCAAAATTACTGATACCAGTAACAGGATTTAATGTTGCAGTTGGTTCTCCTGGTTTAGGTATTGTGAAATTGCTATCAACTACTTTACCTTTTGGTAAAATTAAACGTTTATTACTATCTTTAACTTCTGTAGTTTCATAGAATCTAGTAGCATTTAATTCTGTACCATATTTTTCTGAAGCATACTCATAGAGTTCACTATTACTAAGTGGCCATTCGTTTCTGATATTAATAATACCAGCAGTTAATATTACAACCCAATCAAACTCAGGACTACCATAAATTTGTTCTGCTACTGTTTCTGGTCTAGATCCTTCTGGAATTTGAAATTTATCAAACATAGTAAAGGAATTTTGTAAGTCATCTCTTAGTTTGACCCTACGGAACATATTTTTAACTTTAATATATTCTAAAGAAGAAGTTTTATCCTTCATAAAGGAAGGATAAAGTAAATCTGGTAATTCTCTAAAGTATCCCATATTAATATCCTACTGCCTCTTCTCCTGGTCCTTGATCATAATCAACATCGTATATTGGTTGAGTTTCTTTGAAAGTTAAATCTAAAATCATTGATGTTGGTGTTGCATCTTCATATGTAGAATAAACATTTTCTCCACTATAGTTCACTGAACAATCAGTAAGGAAACACTGTTTAAATTTATTTAAAAATGGATGATTCTTACGTCCACTTCTATACCTTATTCCAAAAACATTTGGTGTCTTTAAGAACCAATCTCCAGATCCACTAGATCCATATGCTTTTGCTGCCATATTTCTCTTAAATGCTCTTATAATCAATTTACACTGGTTTGCTTCCATTGGATTTCTTGGAGTCATTTTGAATGAGAATTTAAATGCTCTTAGGGTAGGAGCATCAAAAAGTAATTCCATATTTGGATTAATAATTTCACCCTGTGCTCTAGCATATATCTGATCAAAAGTAACATTACCACCAAATACACTTACAGCTTGTGATGTTAGGTATTGAAGCATTACATCTTTTGCAACATCAGCACCACCAACACCTCTAGTTGTATTTGAACCAAAATCTTGTAAAGCACTACCAAGACTGTTCATTAATTCTTGTCTACCTGGTCCAGTTCCAAGTTTAGTTAAATCAGCATCTTTCATTATCCCATATGCTGCTTGAGCACCAGCAGCCTGTAGACCATTTAAAGAAGAATCTCCATATTTTACACTATTAGTATCTCCTATATTAGATGGTATTGGAAGTAATATAGTACCATCATTAATAAGTGCTCTTGAGGAAGTACTTAATTCTTCAGGTTTAGTATCTCCAACAGATTCATCACCAGTTTTACCAGTAACGTATCTTAAACCATCACCAGGTCTTCTTCTCCATGTTTTCCCTAAAGGAACATACTGTTGAATATCAAATTGCAAATAATCCATATGATCAGTTAATGCTTCATATGGATATCTTAAAGTACCACCTGCCTTAAACTCATTTTCTCTTTGTCTTTGACGATTAGTTTGTGCTCTAAGTACGTTTGAAAAGTTTATCCATCTTCTATTAGTTGTACTACTACTGGGATTTCGACTATCAAACCAATCGTTAGCACCTGCCCATCCTTCATCAGTATCATCAAATGCTTTTTCTTCTATTCCATCAGCAGTTATATCAACTGCACGTATACCTGGATTTCCATCACTTCCTGGAGGAAGATATCTGTTAGGATCATCAAAATCTAATTCAAATAAATCAGGATTATCTTGTGGATTTATTCGTTCACTTGCAGATGCATTATCTGCTGCTGGGTTATTATTTTCTTGATTATTTAATCTATCTTGAACTGCAGCATCATGCTCTTCATCTGCATCACTACCATAATACATTAATGATGCAGCAGTTCCACCTGCTAATAATAGTAATGCTGCTGTTGTAAATATCATATCAACAATACATAGTTGTTATTTTATCTATTTATACGAAATTTCGCAAAAGGTATAGCATCAAGATCATTTAACTCATCATTATTTACTTGATAGAGTCCTCCTGCTACTTCATTCCACGTATATTGTCTTTGTTCACCCCAATGAAAGTTAAGTCCACGAAATCCCCAAGGTAATGTTTCTGTTACTGCAACTAGTGGATTTTGATCATATCGAATATTAGGTGTCTTAGGATTATATACAAATACATAGAATTCACCAGCTTCAGGAACTTTACCACCCTCTGTTAAGACACTTATAATTTCCAGCATTAAATCATCAGGATCTTCAGTTCCCATTAGATTATCTCTTATAGCACGGACACGACTCATTTGATTCCTAGTTCTTTTTCTGTGAGTATTTTAAATTCATATCCTCTATCAACACACCATTCATTTGCTGCATTCCATTTTGCTTTATTTTTGGCAAATTCAAATGCCTCACGTAAGTATCCTTTAGTTTGGCGTTTTGGTTTTGCTGGTGGTGTAGTCTGACGTTTTGGTTTAACTTCAATAATATATCTTTTAATTTTGCCTGTTTTTTCTCTTACTTTAATATAGAAATCTGGAAAGTATCTATGTGCTCTGTTATCAATAGGTGATCTATACCACACATACATTTCTTCACTTCCCCATTCAAGTATATTAGTATTAGAGTCACAATATTGCATAAACTTGCGTTCCCAGAGAGAACGGTATATAATCTTAGTTGGGTCTCCTTTATACTTATAGGGACATAGCGGTTTATACTTTCCTTTATAGGCCATAAATAAATATAATTATCATAGTAAATATTTAGAGTGGCAGAATCGTTAGCTAGAAGAATATCAACAACAGATGTTAAGGCTCTTATTGGAGGACTAGCACAAACAAATCATTATCTGGTTAATTTTTCTTCATTGAGAAAACCAATATATGACTATTTGGCTAGATTTACAGGAAGATCTGATATTAAAACTTTCCTAGGTAGAAAGGCTGGAATTCTTTGTAATGAAGCATCATTACCTACTTCTCGAATGGCATCGGGAGTTGTAAAGGATAGTTTTATGGGTGTTCCCCAAGAGTATGCTCATACTAGATTATATAATGATATAGATTTTACATTCTATGTTGATCAAGATTATACTTTATTGAAAGTATTTGAAGGATGGATGGAATATATATCTAGTGGTGCTAATGCTTGGGTAGGACAAGAGAATAGTTCTTATTATAGAAGGATGAGATATCCTGATAGTTATAAAGTAGACTCAATGTATATTAGAAAATTTGAAAGAGGACATGAAAGTCAACTTAAATATAGATTTATTAATGCTTATCCAAAACAAATTTCACCGCTTACTGTATCTTATGCTCCTGCAGAAGTTCTAAAAGTAAATGTAACCTTTAATTATGACCGCTATGTGGTCTTCTAAATAAAACACTGAATTGCATAGATTATGCCTTTACCAAAAATTAATACCCCAACATATGAGTTGGTATTGCCATCGACTGGAAAAAAAATTAAGTATCGTCCCTTTTTAGTTAGAGAAGAAAAGATTCTAATTATGGCATTAGAATCGGAAGATCTTAATCAAATAACTAATGCTGTTGTACAAATTTTAAATGAATGTATTATTAGTAGAGGTATTAAAGTAGAAAAACTTTCTACATTTGATATTGAGTATTTGTTTTTAAATATTCGTGCTAAGTCTGTAGGAGAATCAGTTGAAGTTAGTATAACTTGTCCTGATGATAATGAAACAACTGTCGAAGTTGAGGTTGATATTGATTCTATTAAAGTTAAAAAGGATAAATCTCATAAAAATACTATACAATTGGATGATAGTCTTTCACTAAAATTGAAATATCCGTCTATGGATCAGTTTATTGAAGCTAATTTCGATAATAATGTAGCTAATGTAGATACTACAATGGGTATGATTGTTTCATGTATAGATATGATTTATAATGAGGAAGAAAGTTGGAGTGCTTCTGAATCAACTACTAAAGAACTTGCTGAGTTTATTGAACAATTAAATACCAAACAGTTTAAGCAAGTAGAATCATTTTTTGCTACAATGCCTAAATTGTCACATACAATTAAAGTGACAAATCCAAATACAAAAGTAGAAAGTGAAGTGACGTTGGAGGGTCTAGCTGCTTTTTTCAGTTAGGTATGGCTCATACAAATCTTGAGTCATACTATAAGATTAATTTTTCGTTGATGCAACACCATAAATACTCTTTAAGTGATGTTGAAAACATGATTCCCTGGGAAAGAGAAATTTATGTCTCTTTATTACAACAGTACATCGAAGAAGAAAATCTAAAGCAACAGCAACGTGGCAACTAACCAAAAGATAAACAAAGATAATCTTAACTCACCTGTAATTAATTTAATGCAGGGAGCTGATGGTGTTTGGGGTGCGCCTGGTGATAAAAAGAAAGGTAAAAAGGTTAAAGTTAAAACTACTAGAATTTCTGTAGATTCAATTAGACCAGCTAAGTCTAGTGAAGATATCAAAATTGGTAAACATTTAGTTCAAACTAATAAAATTCTTCTAGATATACAGAAGCAATTAACAGCAGATTATACAGGTCGTATTAAAGAAAATAATAAAGAATTAGCTGATAGAAAAAAAGCATTATCAAAGCAAAAATTCTTAGAGAAAGAAGATGTTATTGAGAGTGCAAAAGGTATAGGACGGTTTGTTGGTAATACTGCAAAGAAATTAATGAGTCCTTTTGGTGATAAGAAGAAAAATATTTTTCAGAAAATGTTTGAATTACTTGGAATATTATTTAAAGGTGCATTAATTACAACTGCTTTTTCTTGGTTGAGTGATCCAAGAAATAGGCAAATGTTGATGAATGGAATTCAAGGTGTATTTGGTGCAATAGGTGATGTTATAAATTGGATTAAGGCACAACCTTGGGATGAAATTTGGCAAACTATTAAAGGTGTTGGTGAGTTTATAATAAATGCAGCGAAGTTTGCATGGGATGCAATATGGCCAATATTCAATCAAGGAGTACAGAAAGGTTCCCAAGAAGAGAATACTTTGAATGTATTGGAAGATCAATATGGTGGTAATAGAGGTGCAATGATACAGGATTTGAATGAGCAGAGAGAAAATTTAAATCCACTAGAAAAATTGCAAGGTGTTGGTGCAGAAATTGATGAACAGGTACATTTTTTGGAAACAGGGAAAATAAAGGGACATGGTTGGAACGTAGGAATTGGTCATAATTGGATACCTTTTGAATGGACTATGACTGGTCCTGATGCAGATTGGCCAAAATGGAGAGGATGGGGAGAAAGATTAATGGGAGGATCATTCTCATCTGGAAAAACATATCTCGTAGGTGAACGTGGACCAGAACTTGCTCGTTTTCATGGTCATGGTACATTAGAACGTGCTCAAAGAACTGCTCAAATATTAACACCACCAGATAGAGGTAATAGATTTTCTGTAGTACCTCTTCCTGATGAAATTATAACTCAACCTGTAGAGAATAAGATGATGACACAAGCACCAGCTGATAGACTTCTACCTGTTTCATCTGTTAATTCATCTAATCGTTATATGGAATATGTTCCAGAAGTAATGGGGATAAGATAAGATGGTAAAACAAAATATAAATGTTGTAGAAGAATCAGAAAAGTTAAAAATAACTGCTGATGATATGAGGGACTTTTTAAAGTCCAAACGAAAAACCTTATCAACAGGAAAGAAAAAAAGTGTACGATTAGATAAGATTGTTGCTAATAAACGTAAAGCAAGGAGGAAAGAATTTAATTTAGAGAGAAAGAGAATAAGTCAGAAAGGAGCATTTGGAGCTTCTGTAGATAATATTGAAAAAACTGTGAAAAAAGGTCCAATGGGTTTACTTGATAAAGTTATTACTCTTGGTACTATTCTTTTCTGGGGATCAGTTATTACTACTTTACCTAAAATTATACAAATGGTAACTGGATGGATAACACAAGCTAGTCCAGCTATTACAGGAATGAAAGAAACTGTAGTTAATCTTTTCTCAGCAGGAAAAGATGGTGTAGATAAATTGGGTGAATGGACAAACAATATTAAACAATGGGGATCAAATCTAAAACAAGGTTATGATAGTATAATTCCTACATTTAATGAAGCTGCAGAGTTATCTAATCAACAAATTATAGGAAAACCGATTATGGGTGAAGGTGTAGCAGAGAGAATGTTCCCATCATCTGAAAGAGCAGAATCTCAAAAAGGTAGTGATATGATTAATAGTATGTTTGGGCATACTACTAATTCTTCTAACATTTATGATAAATCTAATAATTCATTACAAATACCATTTGATGTTGGACTTGATGCTACTGGTGATAATTGGAAACGAATATCTCCAATTGTAAATGAGTACACATTAGATGATGGTGTTAATCCTTGGGATCAAAATACACACACTATTTTCATGCCACAAAAGGTTATAATAAAGAATTAAATGTCAGTAATAGAATCAGCAAGAGCATCAAATTATGAATTCTTAGGAATTTATAAGGATAATAGATCAAGACCAGTCACTATTGCAGGTAAAACTGTTTCAATGGATTATTATGAGAGTGTATATTCTCCAACAGTAACAGCTATTTTACAAGAAGTTGATACTGGAGGAACTGTTATTAGTAATGATACTGGATTAAAAGGAACTCTTAAAGATGCTTTACCTATTGAAGGGTTTGAGGAATTAGGATTTACTATTCGCAATTCTTCTTCTAGTAGACCATTAAGTTATGGAATAGATCAACCACCATTATTAATTAAAGGAACTCCAAATATACTTGAAGATGGTACATCACAATCTGTACTCTTAAATGCAGCATCAAAGCACGAATTTGATAATGCACAAACTCCTATAAGATCATATTATAGAGGTAGAATAAATGAAACTGTAGATAACTTATTACAAGAGTTAGGTGTTCCACCATCTAGAAGATTTATTGAACCAACTCAGAATAATGAAGCAGTTACTGGTAGATCTAGATCTCCATTTGATATAATTTTAAGTCTATGTAAGAAGGCTATTCCAGTTCAAGGTGATCCTGGATTCTTTTTCTATCAAACACAAGATGGATTTAATTTTAGATCAATTGATTCTCTTATTAAAGAAGGATCATCAAATATAAGAGAGTATGATTGGTATAAAGATACTCATACTTATTCATATAATCCTGGATGGGCATCAGGTAGTAGCGATAAACAGAAAGGTATTAACAACTTTAAAATTTTAGATGTACCTCATATAATAAAAGATCAGGATGTATTAGAATCATTAGAAAATGGAACTTACTCTGTCCGTTTTATAACGACTAATCCATTAACTTTTGAAGTAAAAGAAGAAGTTGTTAATTTATTAAGTAAAACTAATCTTGGTAAACAGCAGATATTTGATTCAAATATAGACTCTAATAAGTTTCATGCTACTTATTCTACTATTCTGGATGTAGGTTCATATGAACCTGGTATTAGTAAAATAGAATTAAATAGTC